ATGAGCCAATTAAAGCAGCTAGTGCCACGATGACCCGATTGCCTAATTGATCCGATAAGGATCCTCATTGGCTCAGTGGAAATGTCTTTGACTTTGAGCTTCATGTTAAGCTCGACCTTTTCTAGGTCATTAATACATTCCTTGAGCCAAGTTGAAGGCACTTCGGCATCCTGGCCTAGCACATCAATAATATGCTTCATGATGCGGTTTTCGGTTTGTTTGCGAATACTGTAGCTGCAGCATGAGTCCCAGGCACTGCCATCACCTTCAATGATGTTGGCATTCTCCTGGCGCAAATGCTTTGCCACTCGTTCCATCGCCTCATTCTTTGGCAGATGCTTAATGGATGCTGACTCATAATATTCAAAGAGCAGCTCCTCAAAGCACTTCACGGCGAAAGCGGTAATGACTTGTCCTTTGTCCCCGCAATTAATTATGGGCCGTGGTGCTTTGCCCTTAGATGGAAGCGCTTCATTCTTCTTAATTTGCATCTCTTGCTCGATGCGAGTGACGGTGTCAGATAGCGCTTCTTGTACAGCATCTTGCCATCGTTGAGTGCTCCATTTCTTGGATTGCATTTCATCGAATACTGGATGTTCTTCTCGCCACTTGACAATTTTCTCGCGAGGAAATACATTAGCAATGATTGCACTCACAAGGCGATAGATCTTCCTTTCCTGCGTTCGCGTGCCACTATAAGGTGGCGGCTTAATGCGCTTTGCGGCACCTGCCTTAATATTCCCAAGAGAGCTTGAAAAAGCTTCGGTGGGAATAAGATCAGGGCCAATTTGCGTTGCGCAGTTTTGCTCCTCGACTGAAATGGATTGCCCTTTCACTCGTTTCTCATCTCCATATTCATTTCCCTCCAGGCAGACCCCCTTCATTTTGCCATCCTGAATATCAGAATTGGCATTTTCGGGGGAAAGTGTTGGGCTCTCGGGGGATTTAGAGGGATGGCCATCGGAATACTCCCTAGTCACATCTGCCGTGCCGTCCATGAAGTTCCTTAGCGCAAGGGGTGCCCAAGTGCACAATGCTTGCTTATGGATCTCCGATGTCCCTAATAGGGTAAGGTGATGCACGAAGGTTGCGTGAGGGCGAAATTCCGCTCCCTTATTCCCAGTGGAAGCAGCATTTACGGCACGCTCGACCACGCCGACAGTGGATAATGGCAATGGAATAATGACATCTCTTGCCGTTTCCTCTTCGGCGCTGCAGCAAAAGGCTGCCAAGCTGGCCAACAAGGATTGTTGACGCTGTTGCTTGCGAGCGCAGCGCAGACATACCGTCTCGACGCGCATTTCATATAGCCAATGCTCTTCCTCCGAGGACTTGTATCGATCTTGAAGGAATTTCAATTCCTTCTTGTTGCAATACAAGCATGGTCTCACAAATTCATTATGCAGTTTGACTCCCGGCCGGGAAGCTAGAGAGTTGAGGGTCTGCATGATGAATGGTCTGTAGCACGCAAATGCGCCGTCCCACGACCAACAGGAACGCTTTTGTCTCGTGCAAATAAGGCGGACTCCCTAAGTGCTTGAG